ATTCTTCTCGCAATTTCCCAGCTTCAGCCGTTACCAAAGTCTTATCTGCCTTGTCCTTGGTTGCATTCAAGATTTCTTGACGGATAGAACCAGCTCGCACCTCAAATTCAGCCAGACTCAACTTCTGATCTAGCTTATCCTTCGTGCTTGTCTCAAGACTTTTCACAGACTGTCTGATATTCTCGGCAGTCACGTTGAGTGAACTGATATCCACCTTGGTTCTCAGTCCTTCAGTCAGACGGTTCACACCAGCTTCCAGTGAGTCGGCTCGTTGCTTAAAGGTCGATTCAACGGCTGTGACACGCTCGTCTTGGTCTTCGTAGGCTGGCCGATACGCTGGATAGTAATTGCTGACTGAGAGCATAGCATTCTCAATCAGGACCTGTAAGCCGGCCGGAAAGCCGTAATTAGTCCCGAAACGGATAAAGACGTTGTTAGTCTGATAGGTTTCGGCGGCACCAGACAAGTCAATCGTGAACTCAAAATGTTGGCGTTCAGTTGTCCCGCCTTTAAAAACTAGGTTTCTGTAGGCATACCACGGGTGAGCGCTAAAATGCACGTTAGCTTGCGTATCTCTGGCTAGAGCGACTGGAAAGGTCGCATCAAAAGACAACCGCACATAATCACGCTTGAGCCTGTCCTTATTTTTCCAAAAATCTGGAACAATAAAGAGACGATAGTCGTAGGTCGCTTGATCATTGGTCGTAAATGGTCGTGAGCGAGAATTTCGGAAGTAGTTTCGGGAGCTTCCAACTTGCACACTCGCAATCCGACTTTTCAACTCCTCCGCTGTCTGGATGAGTTCCGACTTACTTGCCTTACCATTGGCCAAGTTGGTCAGCTCTGCCAGTCTACGAGTCGTCGTCTCTTCATACGTCGCTTGCGCTGACTTCACACCAGCCAGTTCATTCTTGGTCTGGATAAGTGCCTTTACTTGCTTCTCAATCTCAGCTGTAACCTGTTCTTGCTTCGGTCGAATATCATTCGCGATGGTTCGTTTTAAGGCATCCAAATCACCCGACAGAGCCGTCTGAGCGCTCGTAGCCTGTCTCTTAAACTCTTCAAGTTTGGCAACAGAATCCAACCCAATCTGCTTCGCTTCCTGAGCGAGTAAGCTACTTGCGCCAGCGTTTCGCAACGCTTCTTCAGCCCTGCGTTTGGCTTCTTGTAGAGGGCCATTGTTAAAACTGTTAAAACGCTGGTCAATAGTGTCAGACAGTTCTCTCTTGACTTCTTCAGCTCTGGCTTTGGCCAGTTCAATACCGTCAGAAATTTCCTGTCTAAGCAATCCAGCCTTATGATCAAAGTCTAAGTCAGCATTTTGAAGAGCCTTTTCAAGGGCGACTTCTTGTGCAGATTCTGTTACTCCAAGGATGGCATCAGCTGCGCTAGATAGCCCACCAGAAGCTCTAGAACCACCAGTTCCTGCCTTATCATCGAAAGTCAGAGAGATGTACTCTTCTTTCAAGGCATCAAATTCATAAGCAATAGCTTTCTTGAATGCATCGACATTGTGTTTCCAGCTCTTGAGGTTGACCGTATCCCCCATGTGAACAACTTGCCCATCAAGTTCATAGGCTTCAATCTTGACAGCATCAGAGACCTTGTCAATGCCCTCATTTGAAAACTTAGCCTGTGCCCACTTCTGCAACTCTTCAACGCTCTTTGCGTTGTTGTTCTCATACTCTTTTTCATTGACATAAGGGTAGGAGTTGATAAGAGGACTATCAACAGTCACTCTGATAGTCGTTTCCTTTTCAGCGCCTTCAGGCTTGAAAGTTGACTTGGCATGAATTCTTGTGACAACATTCTGACTGTTCCTTGTGCGTTGGTAATCTTTCAGATTCTTATGCGTTGTAATAACAACACCACGATTCTCCCCACGACTCTTCTTGACAGTTATCGCAAAGTTATCACGAACCAGCTCGCCTTCCCACGTTCCGACAATACTATGCTTGCCGTCCAATAATACAGAGTACAGAGTTTCTGTCTCAGTCGTGTTGAATGTCCTACGATCCTGGATATCACTGTTGAAAGAAAAATCCCCCAAAGCAGTTTTTGTGTTTTGAACCATGCGAGAAAGAGCCATACCACAGCTCTGACTAGTCACACTCATTGGTGTGATAGAACGTTGCATCACATCATCTGAAATGTGATAGGCGGTGATTTCTAGATGGTCATTGTGCTCAACAGGTTTCTTGATGCGAAATAGCTGCGCTCCTAAAACAGGAGTCGGAGCCTTTATAAGCATATCTTCTTGGATGAGCTGATAAATACCAGAGTCAGAAATAGGATATTTCACAGTTAAGGTGAAATCGCCATTCATGGTTTCTTTAACAATCGCCGAACTTGCTTCATGAAGTGGCTCCCCGTTCCACCGAACGGTTCTCACATCTTTATTAAGTAGATAAAGCAATTATGCCCACCCCCAAACCGTCTCGATTTCAAGCGATTGAATACCTTGACCTAGAACAACCCCAACATTCTTTACTTTCGCTGGATCAACTGTGATAAAATCCCCTGACCATTTCACTGGTTTTCCTGTGGTTGTCTTAAAACTAGGATTGTCAGGATTATTGACCATCACAAGTGATTCAGTAAGCCTTTCAAGACGAATGACCTGACCAGCAATTGTAAACGAAGTCTCAGAAGCGCTCTGACCAACGATTGTGATTTTAGGAAAGGCAAGAGCAGAACCTTGAACGGTCAAAGTCCCACTTCTTGTCAATCTCTGTGTATCAGTGGTTTTGAAGTATTTGGTAGGGTGACAAGTGAAGGTTGCTTTGGTCATATAAAGACCAGGTTGCACTTCTTCAAGGTCGCTCACATTGACCTTATAGCACCAAAGACGAGTTGTTTTGACTCGCTCACTCTCTAGCCAGAACTTCTCACGGATAAACAGACTCATAAATTGGTTCATCTGTTCTTCAGTAGGTTTAACCAAGTAAATCGTATAAGTTTTCTTGACCAGTTCCCTATGCTTATTTGTCTGAACAATTGCTCCACTGATACCACCATGCTCCAAAAGAGCTGTCTTGCTCTCTCCCAGAGCAATTGAGGGAGAATCATGGACAATGACCTTAAAAGGAAAAGACGATGTTCTCACACCGTCAATCACAAGCTCATTATGCTTTATCATGCAAACCCTCCTCTCAATTGTGTCTTACGTTGCAATTCGTCAGCAATGCGCTGAGCCACCTCATCAGCAATCCGACTGATGTCAGCTTCTTCTCTGACGGTGTTACCAGTAATAGTAATGTTAATGGTCGGTGAAGTTCCACCCATAGTCTGAGCGATGCCCCGACCTATGGCACCAAGTGTCTTATCATTAAGCGGTAATACTGCTTCATTCCCAGCTTCGCCACCAACCATGAGGTTATTGCCATTCATTCCAAAAATGGTCGGTTTTGTCATGATACCGCCCTTGGCATACCATTCGATGCTGATACTTGGAACACCCTGGCTCAACCAGTCGAGTGGATTGGCTGAACCGCTAACAGAGAAGTGAGGTAGTGGGATATGTGGCCAACTAATGCTGAAGTTGAACAATCCTTTGATAGCTTCAATAGCTGAAGATACAGCATCTTTTGCACCGTTGATTGCACCTGAAATGGTACTCTTGATACCTTCCCAAACGCTTGATACAGTACTAGATATAGCATTTAACACATTTGAGACAGTATCCTTGATGCCGTTCCAGACATTTGATACAGTTCCTGAAATACCGTTGAGAATATTTGAAATATAACTCTGGATAGCTGAAAAAATGGTCTGAACAATGCTTTGAATAGCTTGCCATACAGTAGAGAATACTCCCTTGATGGTTTCCCAAGCTCCTGACCAATCACCAGTAATGATCTGCATAACTGCTTGGATAACACCAAGGACAACATTGATTGCAGTCTCAACAACGGTCTTGATGATTTCCCAAGCTGTTGTAATGACAAGTTGGATATTATCCCAACCGGCTTGAATGAGTGGACCTAAAATTTCCAGAATTGTGCTTATAACCGTATAGATAGCATTCCAGACAGTCTCAGCACTTGCTCGAATAAGTTCCTGGTTCTCCGTCCACCAAGCAACAACCGTTCCAAAGATACTCATGACAAAATTAGAAATCTCTGATACGACTGCATTGATAACTTCAAGAATCGCATTCCAAACGATCGTGACTGCATCTCGAAAACCTTCGTTAGTTTCCCAGAGATATTTCACAATAGCAACAATCGCTGCTATGGCCACTACAACTCCTGAAATAATTCCAATGATTGGTAATGCTGCTGCAATCATTGCGCCAAATGAGGACATAAACACAGCTTGCAGGGTTAAGAATATAGGGGCTAAGGCTCCTACAATTGTCAAAACCACACCTAAGATGACAATGAAATCTTTTACTGGATCAGGTAAGGAATTAAACAGCTCAGCTACACCTTTCACAATCGTTGCCAAGGTTTGGAAAACAGGGATCATCATTTCCAGAAGAGGTTGACCAATAGCAGATAATGCATTGGTCCCAGCTTGTTTCAGATTCCCCATCACGTTTTCTAATCCGTCTGATTCTCTTGCAGCCTGTCCAAGAGCTCCTGAGAGTTTATTTCCGTCTTCGACCATCTGAAGCAAGGTCAGTTGCTTCTGCGCTTCGCTCAAGTCCTTGAATGATTTGCCATACAGTTTATTTGCAGCAGCATTCCTAGTTGTCTCTGTCGCAGAGATTCCAAGAGCGGCATCGTTAGCAAAGTTTCCCTTCAAAAAAGATTGTAAGCTCTCTGTCACGCTCTCAATAGATTTGTCATAGAAGGCTGCACCGTCTGCTGCTGCCCTAGTTGCACGAGAAGTAAGATCCAAAGCTTCTGCTGTATCCAATCCTGAAGTTTTGGCAAATGAAGCCATCTGAGTGAATGATCCTTGCAATCGCTCTGGGACAATATCCATTTCCTGACCAATAGCATTCAACGCTTCTCTTGCTTGGGTTTCCATATCTCCGAAAACGGTAGTAAATTGAGCATTACTAGCTTGCATTTGAGCAGCTGCTTCTAACGCTTCTTTTCCTACTTCCACAAGCTTTTCTGAAATAGCACTCAACTTCTCACTAAACTGTTGAAGTAGTTCTGCTCTTAAATTTCTTGAGATTTCACTTAAACTTTCTTGAGTGCTATCAGCAGCAGACTTTGTTCCCTTCATCTCATCATTGAGATGATTAAAAGCAGTCTTAGCCTGATTTAGCTCAGCTTCCATCTTGTTGGCTTGTGTGGAGTTCTCACCAAATTCTTTTTTAGTGATTTCCAATTGCTGTTCTAGATTTGAAATCTGTTTACTTACAATCTCAGACTGGGCACCAATCTTTTTCTGGGCAAGAGCATTTCTCTCAGCTTCGCTAGCATTTGAACCTAAAGCACTTTCTTGCAGTTTGAATGAGCTTGTCACCTTAGTCATCTCTGAAGCAAGTTGACTCTGTTCATTCTGCAATTCTTTCAGTTGAGTTTGGTTGCTTTTAGTTGCATTCCCATTCTCAGCAAGCGCCTGGTTCACATTTGCAAGCTTACCCTCATATCCTTTTAGGACGTTTTGAGTAACTTCTACTTCACGTTGGAAAGCACGGTACTGGTCAGCACCGATATCACCATTTTTGAATTGCTGCTCCACCTGAGACTGAGCTTGTCTCAAGGTTTCTAGTTTCTCTTTGGTCGTCGAAACTTGCTTTTGCAAGACTTCTTGCTTCTGAGTCAGGAGCGTTACGTTTCCTGTATCAAACTTCAAGGCCTTGTCAATCTGTTTCAACTCCTGACTTGCATCAGTAGCAGCCTTATTGACATTTTTCAGCGCCTTCTGCAAGGGTTGCGTGTCGCCATCGATTTCAATTTTGATACCTTTGATATTTCCTGCCATATTTCCTCCTTTCTCAAAAAATAGAAAAGCGCTGAGATAGCTTCTACCACTGATAATGCAGTCAGACCAAGGAACTTGGTCTCAGAATTGCTCTCTCAGCACTCATTTTTTCTTTAAAAACTGTCAAAATCAGCTTGCGT